TCAGGTAACTCCGCTCGTTTAGAGCGTGTTGCCCAAAAGATTTCTCGTAGTGCTGTGTGGGAGAACCACCTCTTCACTAGTTCCCAAGAAACTGAATCACTAGCCGCCGAAAGATCTATGGTGGAATAACTTCCATCAAAGGATCCGACGTATGCTAGTTCACGATTCAGTTCTTGGTTATCTAGTGAAATTCGCCTCTTCAAGTACCAGTGACGGTCAATGTACCGACTGATATTCTTGAAGAACCCTTGTTGATACCATTGTAATGTCGCAGGCTCCATACAAATAGTACGGAGAGCTGAAACAGACTTTGGTACAAACACCACTCGCGCTACTCTTGAGAAAGAGTTCCGCTTGCGGGGGACTTGATGATCGGATAAACGATTATCAAGGAATGTTGTCCACTGATCTGAACCAATCATCTTGTACTTTTGTGCAAGAGATCGACCAGCATCAGCGGTAGCACCCGGGCCATGCCGGAAATTGTCACTACAAAATAGTGGCGAATACCGTACATCGCCCTCCCGAGGGAACCACTTAGTTAATATCTCCGCCTCTTCCATGGTAAAACCATCGGAAAGGAGCGAGGATTCATTAGCTAAGTAGTCTTGCATCGCTTTATCTTCTAGGTCCGTCATATCTCTGAGAGATAGACGAAGTAAGAAGACAAAGGCGGTATGCAATAGGCGAAAGGTGCAAGTGTCCCCTTCCAGGGACCACTCATCGATCAGACTCCTAAGTGGGAAGATTATCTTCCCACTACCTGGCCAACCTTTAGATGCGAGATGATGTTTAAAGTCATCGTAAGATGCCCTCGAATCCTCAATACAATTTTGTAAGAGGAAACGATCAGCATCCTTAAGCATCGAAACCAGTTGGAATAAATCCGTCTTCAACACATATTGCACGTGCTGAAGAAGGTTCCATTCTGGTGGTGAGCCGAAAGGAGTCGTGAGGTCAACCAACGCCATCTCCCAAAGAAGAATCGCATCTTGCGCTGTGCGCAGGTTCGATTTTCCTAGTGGAATAGATTGGCGATGGATGGTCGTGCGCCGAGCGAGTCGTTCGACGTCTGCCCAGATTGA